TTGGAAACCACGATCCATTGGATATTGCAACAATTGCGAGTAAGGAATCGTATTTGACGACATTCAATTGGGCACTTGGCACAGCACCAGAGACATTGCTGTGGAATGCGCGGGTCGACCCTGTAACGTGGGCAATGGATGTTGTTGCACAAGGACATCATTTTCCCGCATGTGCAGTTGCCGCAATGCCTTTTGAATTCTGGACAGGAACAATGAATTTCAGATTTCAATTTGTGACATCTGCGTTTCACAAAGGGCGTGTTAAGATTGTGTACGACCCCAATTGGTTGGCATCAAACGAGTACAACACCAACTATTTGGAGATCGTTGATATATCTGAGAAGAGTGATTTTACCATTTCAGTAACCAACGGTCAGGAGTACACACTATTGACACACCATGACCCCATCAATGACAGTGTAACGCAGTTGTATTCTGATACTGCATTCACTGCCAAAGAGGAAGGTAATGGGGTTATTGGTGTTTATGTGGTCAATGAACTGACGACACCAAATTCGTCTGTTGATAATGACATTGAGGTGAATGTGTACGTTTCTATGGGGAAAGATTTTGAAGTTTTCGTACCCAAGGAAACATTCAAGGAATTTGTGTTTAAACCTCAGTCTGGTATGGAGATTGCAGAGAGTGAAAACACGGATGAGAAGGATGCACCAGAACAATCAATGTCTACTAGTTTGGGTCTGAGGTATGATGACCACAGATGGGCCAACATGGTGTACACTGGCGAAGCAATAAAGTCTTTTCGTACGATTTTGAAGAGACCTTCATTGTTCACACAGATTGGTCCCTATGATACTGCCACAACAGCAATGTATTTCCGAATGGCCAATTTCCCTTATTTGAGAGGGAATGTGACAGGTGCCATTCATACAACAGCTTTGGGAGATCCGTATACCTATTGCAACACAGTTATGTTGCATTGGGTGGCGTATTGTTTCCAGGGCTGGAGAGGTTCAATTCGTTACCGCCTAATCCTTCAGGGTGGAACGAATACAAACAACAGACCCAGTCATCTTGTGGAGCGGACAAGATTCCAGGGTTATGAGCAGGCAACCTTTTCGCCAGCCCCATTGGTAAATT